GCTTATTCTGATTGCCTCAGAAAACCAGTTTACCAGCGTGTCTTCAGCTATCTTCAAGTCCCAATCGCCATTGCCAGTTTGACCGGACGCATTTACCTCATCCTTGTCTGCCAGCATTCCCATGTGATAGTCGGTAATCACAAAGCAATTAAGCAACTCATCGGAATTAATGTTTGGCGAGGGGACAGGGCTTTCTGGTTTTATATCTTCAGACATTGAGGCGACGACTTCACGCATCATTTCAAGCTGTTTTTCAGAGTCGATCTGGGACTTGACCCACTGCGATGTAGGGATTCCGTCAGCGTTATACAGCGTGGAGACACCCTTGACCGTGTAGGGAAATGGGACCGTGTGAACCATGTCATTATTTGGAGAATGTCCTTGAATAGCGGCCTTGCCCTTCACATTTTTTACAGTGTCACGAACACCCAGCTTGGTAGTCCCGAGCTGATCGGCGATCCTCTGATAGCCAAGCCCCTCTAAGTGCAGAGTAATAACTTGTTTTTGACGTTCAGTTGTACAGTAATCAAGTAGGCTCATGATTCCCCCCAGAATCCATTACCCCCGACCAAATCTCACATCGATATCGTGAGTTTCAGCCAGGTGTTTGGCAATGACTCGAAACACGTCGTCTACATCGCGCATCTTTAGTTGCGTTACAGACTTCTTATCAAACAAAGCCTTTTGTACAGGACGCCACATAATCTCCTTTACGAGCTTTCCTGTCGGTTCTATAGGCAAGGTTACAATGTGTTGCATATCATTCCCAGAAGCCGCTAGAGCGCGTGCTATGTCATCGCAATAAGCGTGTATAGCTTTCATCTGCTGTGAAGTGAGTTTTGGCTCTAGGATTTCGTACACCTTGCCAGAATTTTGATGTTTCATGATGTACTCGCAAAACTGCTGCGCCTGGTACTTGTTGTTAACAATCCATCGCTCGCTCAAGACGTTACCCTCTCGCCATCAAACGTGACGTACTGGCCGTACTTTTCCAAGCAATGCGACCTGTAACTTTCTGACTTCATAAAATCGTGAGTGCAATCGTCTACGGTACTCCAGGACTTCATGCCAATTTTACCATTATTTGTAGTCATTTTCTCTGCAAATGGCGACACGCCTCGTTCTTGCTGTGATGCCCTAGATATCCATCCTGCCGCAAATCGCTTTCCATCCTTCTTTCTCTTCTTCGGATTAGCGTCACACCAAGCAGCCATTGCGCTTAATTCAGCAAACACATCCACTTTTGGAAAAGCATTCTGCCAGTAAATAATCTGGGCATCATCGGGTTCGTAGTAAGTACCATCAATTAAAATTATCATCCACACTTCCCTTTTAATGCCGGAGCAAGCTCCGACAAATTAGTTAATTAGTAATGACGAGCTTTGATTACTGTATCGAATCTTGACATCTATCCGCTTGATCTGCTCTCGACCAGCGGGGCGCATCATAGAGAGGGTCAACTCCGTCTCCGACGTTCTAGGTTCGTCGGCCTAACGCCCAGTAATCTCTGACTAAAAAAGGAGGCATGAGTAGTCTAGTGGTGTCTAGGGGTGTCCAGGGACGTCCCGTCGTGTATACTACCCATGTCTTTGTTTCTAGCCGAGTAAAGACTATCACTTAAAACCGCCACGGTTCAAGTGACTCCCTTTGGCCCCTCAATCGAGGGGCTTTTTACTTTTAGATAGACCACTCTGCAATCGTTACTGCGTCACCGTACCTGTTCATTACGGTTTTCAGCTCAGATCGAATCTTGTGGCCGTCTGCACGCAACTCACAGATACGAGCCGGGGTCTCTATAATCCCAAGCTCATCCCATGCATTCAATCGCGTTAGCTTCTTGCCACTATTAAGGTATGACAACAATCGCTTCTTCTGGCTCATAGTTTTTCCTCCCAAGATAAAAACTCTTCTAAGTCCATGCCAAAGTATTCGGCTATTTCGACTATACGACCGAGCCTCATGTCCTCAGACTTTTTCCATCGGTGAATGGTCATTGGTGTGACGCCCATCTTTTCAGCCATTACTTGACCTGCTGGATCGCCACACGATTTAAGCAACTCAGTGAGCTGATCTCCTACCTTAAAATGGGATGTCATCTTCTGGAAATCCTTGTGGTTGCGGCTCAGGTTGAGGTGCTAAGGCTTGTTTTGCTTGTTGAACTCCTTTTGCGGCTGCCTCGGCCCTACTCCATCCACTGATCTTCATGTACTTATCACCGCTCTTGCTGGTGTTAATCCATACATTAAGACCATCCTCAGTGCCATCTGCGTGCTTATAACTGCCCTTGTAATCAGGATCGGTCTCAGCGGCCTTCTCTTTGTTTTTAAACAGTGCGCCCTCGCGCGGCTTGTTTTCATACGGCATTGTCTTACTCCTTATTTGCTTTTGCGTTAATCATTACTTGCTTGTACTGCGACTTTACTTCGCTTGAAAGACGATCTTTTACGCACGCCCTTTCATAGTCCTCTAACTCACCCTGCAACTGCTCGATAAACACCACATCGCCATTGTGAACGGCCTCTGTTAGCTTCTCAGCGTAGTCGTCAAAGTTAGCGTGCATCTGCGTTACTAAATCACGAGTAAGCTGATGCGTTGCAGTCTTCTTGCCTTTCGGAGATCCTTCTTTAACGGCGTTCATCTCCTCTTCACTAAGCTGGCTATACCAAACGGCGCAGTTATGCTTGTTCTCTTCATGTTGACGCAAGAACTCCTCGTACATAGCTGTGTGATCGATCTCTTCAGCCGGCGGCAAATCCTCACCGCGATAAACGTACAAACCCAATCCGTGCATACTGATAGCTTTTGCAAAACAGCGTTGCATTGATGTGTTTAGTTGAAACACGTTTGGAATTTGAATCGGCTTATTCTTATGGTCCAAGACCGGCAAATGAGCCTTGTGAGACACGCCGCCGACAGTGACAGTGCAGAACACCATAACCTCACCGTTTGGCGTTGTGATCCAATCATGATGCTCGTACGTCGCGTCAGGGCAATGCTCACACAACTTCTGCCAAGCAGACGCCCAGCTAATGTAAGACAGGTTTCCTTTCTTCTCGATAAACTCGCCGCAGTCTACTTGCGACAAGAATTTAAAGGTGTTTTCCATAATTAAGCTCCCTTTGCCATTTCTTCGTAGGTCACGTCTTCGTAACCCTGTTGTGGAGCCGCACTCAATGCATACTCCTGTCGTGCCAGCTCATCACCTGCCGCATAACCTTGCGAGTAGGCGTCACTCATGCGTGGCTTTAGCTCCATGTAACGACCGTAATAACCACACTCAAAACCATGCCGGTACTCCCTAGCCAACACTAAAGATATTTCTTTCCACCCTTTAGACATAACTGCTTCGTAATTAGCCGACATCTCTAGCCTCCGTATGCGCGTGCGTTAATGATGATGTCAAACTGACGCTCGAGGTTTTGCTCAACAATCGGGCGTGCGTAATACCATAGCGCCTCACGCATATTGTCGATGAACGGGTCAGAAGCGCGCTCTGGCGCAAAGAGGTTTACGATGAACTCTTCTGGGTTGTTAGCACGTAACATTGCCTCAGAAAGTATTTCACCGGTTTGATTTTCTATCTCAAGAATTAAGTAGCCGCGATCTTCAGGGCTAAACTCTTCGATTCGATCCAGGTCACCATCTATTTGGTCATAGAGGTCAACCGCGTCATACATTACATCCACTGTTCTTAGCATTGTAAGTCTCCCTTGTGTGCGACATTGCACAGGAGAAACAATAACAGCCTATGTTATATATAACAACCCTTGTTATTAGTTATATGGGTTTCAGCTACTATACGCCCATAAGACGGGAGTGGTTGTTCTATCGTCGACGTGTATAAACGTCCGTGCGACACCGATAGAAAAGCCCATCTTCAAGGCTTCATGAACAATGTTCATTCTTTCAACGCCATTCGATACAGCTATGTCGGCAGCGCGGCCCTGGCAGTGCATTCCCGTGCCTGGGGCGGCCTTAACGACCTCGCTGGGGTGGCTTGCATCTCTGTAGCCAGAGGTAATTTTAAACGGAAACCCGCATTTTTCTCGTAGCTCATCTAGCTTATGTAAAAACGCCGGATCCATGCA